GTATAATTTTTGACCATCACGATTATCCAGAAGAAGATTTTGATACAATTGTTGTCAATTGTAACTATGAGCCATATCCAAATAAAAGTTTATCTGGAGCAGGAGTTGTATTAAAAGCGTGTCAATATTTTTGTTATAAATATGATATAGATTACAACTTTGATAGATTGTATGCATTAGCATCTATAGGAATGGTTGCAGACGTAATGAGTTTACAAGAATTAGAAAATCAATATATTATTAGATATGGATTAAAACATATCAAAAATCACGAATTTTTCAATGAATTATTAAAAGATAGGATGGGCAATCCTGTAGAAGTTGTAACAATTAAAGACATAGGATGGTCTATAGGTCCTAATATAAATGCAGTAATACGATTAGGTTCAATGGAAGAAAAACAAATGTTGTTTAATACATTAATTTGTCCTAATGAAAATGTTAATAGTCAAAAACGTGGAGCTGATGGAGAAGTTGTGCCAAGATATATTGAAATGTGTCGTATTTGTAAAAATTTAAAGGCTAAACAAAATCGACTTGTTCAATCAGCATTAAAAATAATTGAACCAGAAATAAATTTAAAACATAATCTCATATATTATATTGATGAGGAAAATGAATTACCTTTTGAATTATCTGGCTTAATAGCTAATAGATTACTAAGTAGTTATAAAAGACCAGTGTTGTTATTAAAGCACTTTCATGATTATGAAGATAATACGATGCCAGATTGTTGGGCGGGTAGTATGCGCAGTATAACTGCTGAAGGATTTGAAGATCCAAGAAGCATATTTAACGAAATGACAGGAGTTAGAGAATTTGCTGGACATGCAGAAGCCTGTGGAGCAAAAATATTTAAAGACAGTTTTGATGGGTTTTTAGCAGAAGCATATGAAAAGTTAGATAAAATAGATTTCGATAATCAACTTTATACAGTAGAAGCAGTAATCCCATGTCGACCTTTCAATGAGACACTAGGAAAACTATTTGCTCAAGAAGATATATGGGGAAGTGGAATTGAAAAACCTCTTATGATG